TGCCATACGGCACAACCGCTTGCAGGTGGGATGCAATTATATCTTTTGAGCGTTTATGGCAACATTATCATAGAATATCAAAAGACAATACAGCAATTGTATTGTTTGCTGTGCAGCCTTTCACAACAAAGCTGATACATAGCAATTTAAAGCATTTTCGCTATTGTTGGTATTGGAAAAAGAACAATGCAACAGGCGGACAATTTGCAAAGGTTCAGCCGATGCGGTGTGTTGAGGATATATGCGTTTTTTATAAGCATAAACCAACATACAATCCGCAAGGGCTTGTTGAGTTAAAAAAACAAAAGATTAACAAAGCAAATAGGAAAACAAATATTTATGCTTGGCGTGGCAATAATAGCAGCATTCAAAAATACACAAATTATCCGAAACATTTGATTGAATTTTCAAAAGATGCAAAAGGCGTTCACCCGACACAAAAGCCGGTTGCGCTGCTTGAATATCTGATTAAAACCTATACAAACGAAGGTGAAACAGTTCTTGATAATTGTATGGGCAGCGGCAGCACAGGCGTTGCTTGTGTAAATACAAACCGCCGATTTATCGGCATCGAAAAAGATAATAAATATTTTGAAATAGCGAAGCAGCGGATTGAAACCGCTGCTTTTTTCTTGCATCAGTAATGCTTTGATGAAAGGAGTGTTGCACGGTGGGTGCGCTGAAAAATGAAAGACACGAAAAGTATTGCAGAGAGCTTATGAACGGCGCATCACAGCGCAAGGCATACCGTGCCGCATTTCCGAATTCTGAAAAGTGGAAGGATAGCACGGTTGATGCAAAAGCTTCTGCGCTTGCGAAAAGTGATAAGGTTTTGGCAAGGCTTCAGGAGTTACAGGAAGAAGCAACAAGCAAAGCCGTGAAAACAGCAACAGAGCGTAAAGAATGGCTGTCAAAGGTTATGGATAATGACGAAGAAGAAATGCAGCACAGGCTTAAAGCGTGCGATATGTTAAACAAAATGGACGGTTCATATACAGATAAGGTGCAAATCAACGGCAATGTCAATAATCCTATGGCAGGGCTGACAACCGAGGAATTAAAGAAGCTGATTGACAGTGAATAACGAAATAATCAAGTATTATGCAAAAATGGAGCTTTCACGGCGTGAATTTTGGCAGTATTGCAAGTTTACAAGCCCAGATTTCTACACCGAAGAAAGACACTTTCTGAAAGACCTTGCAAGTCAGCTGCAATGGTTCATTGAAGAAGCACCGGAACAAATCATTGTCATAAATATGCCGCCCCGACACGGCAAGTCAAGGACCGCAACAAAGTTCGTTCAATGGCTTTTCGGCAAGTACGGCGCAAAAATAAAGGTTATGACCGGCAGCTATAATGAAACGCTGTCAAGCACTTTCGCAAAACAAGTGCGTGACTGCATAGCCGAACAGCCGACACAGGGCGTGACGGTTTACAATGATATATTCCCCGATACAAAAATAAAATACGGCGAAGCAGCCGTTGCAAAATGGGCGTTGGAAGGCAGCCAACAGGCAAATTACCTTGCAACTTCCCCAACTGGCACGGCAACCGGCTTCGGCTGTAATATTATGATCATTGATGATGTTATCAAAAACGCTGAGGAAGCTTACAACGCAAACACCCTTGAAAAGCTGCGGTCTTGGTTTACTGATACGATGCTTTCAAGAACGGAAAACGGCTTCAAGCTCATTATTATTATGACACGCTGGAGCAGCAACGATTTAGCAGGCTTTATTCTTGCAAATTATGATAATGTCATTCACATAAACTATAAAGCCGTTCAGGATAACGGCGAAATGCTCTGCCCGGAAATACTTTCAAAGGCTGATTATCTGCTAAAAACAAAGAATATGAACAAAGATATTGTTGCGGCAAACTATCAGCAAAGCCCGATTGATATTAAAGGCAGGCTTTACACTTCATTTAAAACTTACACGGATATTCCAAAAGACGAAAACGGCAAACCGCTGTTTAAGTATATATTGAACTACACCGACACTGCCGATGAAGGCAGCGACTTTTTGTGTTCAATCTGCTACGGCATTTTTAATGACTGTATATATATTCTTGATGTGCTTTACACCAAAGATGCAATGGAAATCACGGAACCGGCAACGGCACGGATGCTGACAAAATACAATGTCGGCTGCGCTCTTATAGAATCAAACAACGGCGGCAGAGGTTTTGCCCGAAATGTTGAAAGAGAATGCCGGGCAATGGGTAACAGTCACACTGTTGTTAAGTGGTTTCATCAGTCAAGCAATAAAATTGCAAGAATTCTTTCAAACAGCACATCAGTTATGAACAATATTTACTTCCCGGCGAATTGGGAAGATAGATTCCCCGATTTTGCAAATGACATAAAGCGATATCAAAGGGAAGGTAAAAACGCACACGATGATGCGCCGGATGCTTTAACAGGTGTTTATGAAAATCAGAAGCCCAGGGGCGCAGCACAGATTAAAACTTTCAAAGGTGGTATTTGATGAACGAAAAGAAAAGACCTTACAAGCTGCCCGAACCGCTGTTTTGCGAACCGGGCGAAGAAATCACAATGGAGCTTGTAAACAAATACATAAGGTTGCACGAAGAAAGGCTGCCCCGATATAGATATTTAGAAAATCTGTATAAAGGTTTTCACAATATCTTTTTGCAGCCTGAAAAAGAGAAATGGAAGCCCGACAACAGGCTTGCAGTAAACTTCCCGAAATACATAACTGATAGATTTATGGGCTTCGGCTACGGCATACCGATTAAAAAGCATCATCCTGACGATAAAACAAATGAGATTATACAGGATTTTGACCGCCGTAACGGAATGATAGATCACGAATCTGAAATGATTAAGAATGTCTGCAAATTCGGTCACGCCTTTGAATTTTTCTATCAGGACGAAGAAGCACACACAAGAGTTGCACGAAGCACACCGATTGAAGCTTTTATTGTTTATGAAAACACGCTGCGAAAGAAAGCACGCTTTATGGTCCGCTACGGCTACGATGAAACCGGAGCTGTTAAATACGGCGAAGTGACTGACTGTGATGTTATAAGGCAGTTCAGGGGCGATGCGTTCATTGAAGGTGAAGAAGCCCCGAACCCCTTCGGCAAGCTTCCCATTGTTGAATGGGTGATGAACGAAGAAAGAATGAGCCTTTTTGAATCAATCGCAGGGCTTACGGAAGTATTCAATAAGACAATCGGCGAAAAGGCAAACGATGTTGATGCTTTTGCCGAAGCATATCTTCTTATTTTGGGCGCAGAGCTTGACGAAGAAGGCGTTTATAGAATCCGTGATAACAGAATAATCAATATGTACGGAACGGATAACGCAAAGGATGTTCTTGTTCAGTTCTTAACAAAGCCCACTGCTGATGATACGCAGGAAAACTTGCTTGACCGTGTTGAAAATCTCATTCATAAAATATCAATGGTAACGGATATAAACAGTGAGAGCTTCGGCAATGCAACCGGTGAAGCCTTTGCTTATAAATTGCAGGCAACAAAGGACCTTATTGAAAACTTCAACAGAAAGGTCACAAAGAGCATCAGAAAGCGTTACAAGCTGTTTTGCTGCATTCCGGCAAATATAGCCGATCAGAACGCTTGGCAGGATATTGAAATCAAATTCACGCTGAATATGCCGAAAAATGTTGCTTCTGAAGCTGACACTGCGCAGAAGCTTGACGGCGTTGTTTCAAAAGAAACGCAGCTGTCAGTTCTGAGCATCGTTGAAGATGTTGAAGAAGAAATCAAAAAGCTTGATGCGGAAAAAGAAGAAGCACGCAAGGAAGCCGAAAAAATAAGCAATGGCATTCTCGGTTTTGGGAACAATACCGGCGCAGACCAGCAGAATGGGAACGATGCAGAGGATAACAAATGACAAGTCAGGAATATTGGGCGAAGCGTGAAGAAGAAGCCCTTAAACATTACATAACTGATGAAGCGGAATACAGCAAAGAGATAAACCGCATTTATTCAAATATGCTTGATAGCTGTAACGAGCAAATAAACGCCTTTTATGGGCGTTATGCAGGCAAGGAAGGAATTACCCTTGCCGAAGCAAAAAAGCGTGTCAGCGAGCTTGATATTAAAGCCTATGAGCGCAAAGCAAAGCGTTATGTTAAAGATAAGGACTTTTCAGCGAAAGCAAATGAAGAAATGCGCCTTTATAACGCAACAATGAGAATAAGCCGCCTTGAATTGCTCAAAGCGAACATCGGGCTTGAATTGATAGCCGGTCACGATGAGCTTGAAAAGTTTATGTCAGGTATTCTGAAAGGCAGAACCGAAGAAGAACTTGCAAGGCAAGCCGGCATTTTGGGAAAAACCGTGCGGAACAACGCAAGGCTTGCGCACGCAATCCCGAATGCTTCTTTTCATAATGCAACCTTTTCAGATCGCATTTGGTTATATCAAGATTTGATGAAAGCTGACCTTGACAAGCTGCTGCAAAATGGACTGATTCATGGCAAAAATCCCCGGTTGCTTGCAGCTGAGCTGAAAAAGAAGTTCGACACTTCAACATTCAATGCTGAAAGGCTTATGCGCACAGAGCTTGCAAGGGTGCAGACAGAAGCGCAGAAGCAGTCTTTTGAGCGCAACGGCTTTGACGAATACGAATTTATAGTAAACGGCGGCTGTTGCGAAGTGTGCGAAGCGTTAAAGGGCAAGCATTTCAAAGTTGCACAGATGATGCCGGGCGAAAATGCGCCGCCTATGCATCCGCATTGCCGCTGCTCAACAGCTGCTTATTCAGATCGCAAAGAATACGAAGAATGGCTTGATTTCCTTGAAAATGGCGGCACAACGGCTGAATATGAGAAGTTAAAGGCAAAAGGTGCAAAGATACCGATTGTACCGAAAAAGGCTGAAAAACAGGCAGAGAAACAGCCGCAGGCACAAGCAGACGGCTTTACACCTGCAAAGAGTGTTGAAGAAGCGGTTGAATTTGCGAAAAGTCAAGGTGTCAAATATGTTGAATACGGCAAATTGCCGCTTGATACAATTAACAGCCTTAACAAGTCATTGTTGACACTGCCGAAAGATGCAAGACCTATATTTATAGGTGATTCCCGAAGCCACGAAAAAGCTTTTTATGGTTCACAAGGCAAGTTGCCCCGAAAGCATAATCAATTCTACGGCTTATCACAAGACAGTTCGGCTTATGGTATGTATTTTAAGGGTAGTGACGGGATATACCGTCTTGACTATGACACAGGCGGTCAAATGGTCGCAATAAGCTCGGTACATAATACAGTTAAAAAGATAACTGAATCAAAAACAGCAGCACAAGAAAGATACCGTACTAAACACGGGCGCAACTGGTTCTTCAATGAAACAGGCGAAACGGTTGCAACTCACGAAATGGGGCATTGTTACGCTAATAAATACGGACTTCCCGAAGGTTTTGAATATGCTTCAAGTGATTGGGCTGAAAAATCAAAATGCGATATGCTGAAAAATCCTTCTGAAGCGTGGGCTGAAGCGTGGGCTTCGTACCATACAGGAATAAATATTGATAAAGTTCCCGATGATGTTCTTGAATATATCAGAAAGGCAAGTGAAAAACAGTGACCTTTAAAAAAGGCTTTTGCCGAATAGAAACAAAAGACCGTGTTATTTTTGGTGAATTAACCGAAATCTTTGATGATTTTATACGGGTTATTGATTTTATGCCCCCAGCGGTTGAAATTGATATTCAGAAAAAAGATATTGTTCACTATGAAACTGTCAAAGAAGAAGATATACCCCCCTACGAATAAGCACACTGCGATTGCAAGGGGCTATTTTTACTGAAGAAGGGATAAACTAATGTTCTCAAAGTTTGATGTATTTGAAATAATCGACAAGGCAATAGAAAAGAAAGACCGCTATGTCACGATTTACATACCAAAAGACGGTAGCATTTCTCTTAATGTTTACCCTATAACCGAAGATGAAGCGGAGCTTGAAAAAGCAAAATAATTTATCTCTCAAAGCACTTTGCAGCAATGCAAGGTGCTTTTCTTATGCTCAAATATGGTTCTTAAACCGTAATTTTGCGGAAATTTCACAAAATAAGCACCAAAAAGCCCCGGAAATGGCTTTTAAGGTGCTTTTTCTATGCAAAAAATTAAACGAAAGGCGGTGCAAATATGGCACACATTCACGGCGTTGTTGATAAAGATAAGCATTTTGTGATTGATGCAGCTACAAGAGAAATCACAAATCAATCAGAGAAAATAACGCTGATGCAGAATGACCACAATTCAGAGCGTTTCACATTTGAAATCCCGAAAGAAGTTGACGGACACGATATGTCGCTTTGTAACGTGGTTCAGGTTCACTATATGAACATTGATGCTTCAACAAAAACGCAGAATCCCGGTGTTTATGATGTTGAGGATTTGCAGATCAGCCCCGATGATGAAAACACCGTTATTGGTTCTTGGCTTATTTCTTCAGCAGCAACAAAATATGTCGGCAATCTGAATTTCATTTTCCGCTTTATGTGCGTTGCGGCAGACGGTTCAATTGAATATGCGTGGAGTTCGGCAATATTCAAGGGTATTTCAGTCGGTCAGAGCTACAACAATACAGATGCAGTTGCTGAAGAATATGCTGACATTCTTGTTCAGTGGCAGGCACGAATTGAAGCACTTGAACAGGGCGGCACCGGTACAGGCAGCGGCAGCGGTCACACGCACGAAAATAAAGCTGTGCTTGACCGATTTGGGATAAACGGTGCAAATGTAAGACCAACATTTAACAATGGGCTTTCCGATGAAGTATTAGCGACACAAGCAGATGTAACATCAAGAGTTAATTTGCATAAAGCCGAAACTGCCGAACTCTATTACTCAAAAAAAGAGATTGACGAAAAGGGCTTTATCACAACTGATGACTTGCCCGAAGGTGACGGCTTGACAGAAGAACAAGCGGCTGACCTTGCAGCAAATACAGAAGCAAGGCACACGCACGAAAACAAATCTGTGCTTGACTTAATTGAAAGGTCTGCAACGGACATAGAAAGCCTTGATTATAACGGCAAAATGCTTGCTTTGTGGCAACACGTTCCGAGAAAAACAAGCCAATTGACCAACGATAGTGGATTTATTACGGCTGATGATATTCCCGAAATTCCCGAAGATGATTTTAGCCAATTCATTGAAGAAACCGCATCAAGCGTGAATTTATATCCACCCACAACAGATGGTTGGACTAATAACGCAACGCTAAAATCAGATGGAAGCGAAAACCCAAACGCAAGTGGCGCTTATTGTATAACGCCGCCTATTTCTGTATTACCAAACACAACATATACTATTAAACCTGTTCCGTGGGGCGGTCTTACAGATGCAAACAGAGGTAGGGCATACAGCGAAAACGGAATGGCTTTAGCTAAATTGGGTTGGGTGGAAAACGCAGACGGCACAATCAGTTTTACAACACCCGAAAACGCTTCGTATATTAGATTTACTGTTTACAAAACCAACTTTGACAACTCAGATTCAAATATCACAGACATTAACATTATAATACCCATATTTAATTCTGTTTTTATGTTGGTCAAAGGAACAACAGCACCCGAAGTATACGAACCTTACGGCAAAGGCGATTACAGGTTGAAAAATATTGAAATCCCCGAAAAGTCGGTTAAATTGTCAAAGGTTGACGACGAAACCTTGCCGATTTTTGCGCCGCTTGCAGGTAAGAAAATTGCAAATTTCGGAGATAGTATTTTTGGCAACGCAAGACCGCCCGAAGATGTTTCAACATATCTTGCTAAAAAGGCAGGTGCGGAAGTTTTAAACTGTGCCTTTGGCGGTTGCCGAATGTCACAGCACGTAGGACATTGGGATGCTTTTTCAATGTATCGCCTTGCTTATGCAATAGCAAATAATGATTATTCTTTACAAGATGAAGCATTAAATTATGATGACCGAACATCATATGCCGCAGAACCCCTTGCACTTATCAAAGCAACGGACTTTTCAACAGTTGATATATTAACAGTCGGTTACGGAACAAACGATTATACAGGCAATAACACACTTGACAATTCAGAAAATCCGCTTGATACTTCAACTGTTTGCGGTGCGTTGCGTTATTCAATTGAGCAGCTTCTGACCGCATATCCGAATTTACGAATTGTTATTTTGTCGCTCACTTATAGATTTTGGGCTGATGATAACAATGTCTATACGGAAGATAGCAACAGCCGTGCAAACGGCAAGGGTGACACTATTCTTAACTATAATGCAAAACTCAAAGAGGTTGCGGAAGAATACAATTTACCGTTTATTGATAACTATAACATTGGTATTGGCAAGTTTAATCGCACACAGTATTTTTCAGCAACAGACGGCACACATCATCAGATTGAGGGCAGAAAGCTTATTGCTGAACACCTTGCAAAAGAACTTTATTAAGAGGTAACAGCTTATGAATATTTTCACTGCTATTATTTCAGGTTTTATTTATCGCACGGTTAATCTGATCGGGCTTTATACGGTCTTTTTCCTTAATGAGTTCGGCTTATGGTAAATCTGAAAGGGGCTATTTGAAGTGATTGTTATTGAGCGCAACAAAGACAGCATAAAAATGAGAGGTCACGCAAATTATGCCCCTATCGGGCAGGATATTGTTTGCGCCGGCGTTTCGGTGCTAATTCAAACCTTGATTCAGTCAGTTGAAACGCTGACCGCAGACGAAATTGAATACAGTATGCAGCCGGGAACGGTTGACATAAAATTTTGGTGTTTATCGGACCTTACAAGGGTTTTGATAGATGCCTTTTTTATTGGCGTTAAAGGGATAGCCGAAGCTTACCCCGATAATGTCAAACTGACCGAGCTTTCAAGTCAGTAAAAACTGCAAGGATATAGGGCAAGCATTGAACCCTTAAAAAGCTATGGAAAACAAGCGAGAGTTTCAAAACTCGGAAAGGACAAACAAAATGAAAAAAATCTTATTCGATCTTCAGCTTTTTGCTGAAGAAGCTGCACCCGAAGCAGGCGCAAGCACAGAGACGGAAAACACAACTGAGGAAAACAAGCCGGGAACAGAGCAGAAGCCTGACACAAAGCCCGGTGCAGACGAAAAGAAGTATAGTGATGCTGATTTTGACAAGAAACTGAATCAGAAGTTTGCTGAATGGCAGAAGAAAAAAGAACAGGAAATTGCTGAAGCAGAAAAACTTGCAAAAATGAATGCCGAAGAAAAGGCAAATTTCAACGCACAGAAAGAAAAAGAAAGAGCTGACAAGGCTGAAGCAAGAATTGCAGAGCTTGAAAGAAAAGATGCTCTTTCCGAAATGTCAAAGACAGCAAGGAAAATGCTTTCTGACGAAGGCATTAACATTTCCGATGAACTTCTTTCACGCCTTGTCACAACCGATGCAGCAGAAACAAAGGCGGCTGTTGATAGCTTCGCAAAGCTTTTCAAGGCTGCTGTTGATGATGCTGTGAAAGACAAGGCAAGGGGAACAACCCCGAAAAACATAACAAACAACAGTGATGCAATGAGCGAAATTGAAAAGCGCATTGCAAAATACAACTAACGAAAGGAACGAATTTCAAATGAAAAAGTTTATTATCAATCTTCAGCTTTTCGCCGCAGGCGATAACAATGACCTTCCTGTAAGAGAATATCAGAAGGACTTCAAAAAGCTCCTTCAGGCAGTTTTCAAGAAGCAGGCATATTTTGCTGATTTCTTCGGCGGCGGCATCGAAGCCCTTGACGGCGTGCAGCACAACAAGACAGCATTTTCCGTTAAAACCTCTGACATTCCTGTTGTTGTGGGCGAAGCTTATAACAAGGGTGAAAATGTTGCTATGGGTTCAGGCACCGGCAGCACAAGCCGCTTCGGTAACAGAACCGAAATCATTTATGTTGACACTGATGTTGAATACAGCTGGGGCTGGACTTTCCACGAAGGCATTGACCGTCACACAGTAAACAACAACTTTGATGCAGCTGTTGCAGACCGCCTTGAACTTCAGGCAAGAGCAAAGACACAGAAATTCAATAAGAAGCACGGTGCATTCATTTCTGCTTCAGCAGGCAAGACTGTTGCACTTACAGGCTATACTGCCGATGCTGTTCTTGCTCTTTTCAACGAGCTTTCAAAGTATTACAACAACATTCAGGCAGTCGGCACAAGAAAAGCAAAGGTTACATCAGACCTTTACAATGCTATTGTTGATCATCCCCTTATGACCTCTGCAAAGGGTTCATCTGCGAACATTGATGAAAACGGCGTTGCAAAGTTCAAGGGCTTCCTTATTGAAGAAGTTCCCGATGAAATGTTTGCAGAAGGTGAATGCTGCTACACCTATATTGCAGGCGTGGGCAAGGCTTTCACAGGCATTAACACTGCAAGAACAATCGAATCAGAGGACTTTGACGGCGTTGCACTTCAGGGCGCAGGCAAAGCCGGTGAATACATCCTTCCTGACAACAAGAAGGCTGTTTGCAAGGTAACAATCCCTGCTGCATAAGAAAGGACGATGAAAAATGTATAAAGTAATTAAATTTTTTGTTGATCTTCAGGACAACAACCACCCTTATAAGCCCGGTGACACTTTCCCCAGAGAAGGCAAGGAAGTGACCGCAGAACGCCTTGCAGAGCTTGCAGGCGATAAGAATAAGCAGGGTTGCCCCCTTATTGTTGCAGAAGCCGCTGAAGGCAAGAGCATTGACAAAATGACCATTGCAGAGCTTCAGGCTTATGCAAAAGAAAAGGAAATTGACCTTGCCGGGGCAACTGCAAAGGCTGATATTCTTGCAAAAATTAAGGAAGCAGAAGCCGCTGAATAAGGGGGCATGAAATATGCTCGACAAAATCAAAGACCTTCTTGGACTTGGCGTTGATGAAACGGACAATGACAATAAGATAAATCTGCTTATTTCCTTTGCTGTTGCAAGGCTCAAATTGAAGCTTGGCGGCATCGAACCGCCCGAGGAAATGGATTATATCATTGTTGAAGTGGTAGTCAAAAGGTTTAACCGCATCGGCTCTGAAGGGCTTTCAATTCATACCGTGGAAGGCGAAAGCTTGCATTTCACTGATGATGATTTCAAAGAGTTTGAAGGCGAAATTCAGTCATTTCTTGATTCTCAAAAACAAACCACAAAAGGAAAGGTGCGTTTTATATGAGATTTGACACGCCGGTATATTTTCAAACAGTCACAGAAAAGGGCGCATACAACGCTGATACAGGCGATTATGCGCCTGATACCGTGGCAGAAGAAAAGATATATGCTGATGTTACGGACACGGGAACTGAAGCTTTAAGGCTTATTTATGGCGATTTGAAGCAGGGCTGCAAGGTTGTGCGCCTGCACAGACCGTATATAAAGCCTTTTGACAGCATCCGAATAGGCGAAAAAACATACCGTGTTGACCTTTCAAGGCGCAGTAAAGCTTTTTATGTCAGCGAGGTTCAGTAATGGCTAAAATCAAGGTTACAGGGCTAAAAGAGCTGCAAAAGGCTTTAAAAGACAATGTAACAATGGACGATGTGAAGCGTGTTGTGCGGCAAAACGGCTCTGAAATGCAGCGGAAAATTCAAAATAACGCTGATTTTGATAAGGGCTATCAGACCGGCACAACAAAGCGCAGTGTCGGTCTTGACATTAAAGACGGCGGCTTCACAGCAGAAGTTGAACCAACAACGGAATATTCCCCCTATTTGGAATATGGCACACGCTTTATGGAAGCACAGCCGTTTGTTAAGCCCGGTCACGATGAACAATCAAAACAGTTCAAGAAGGATATGCAAAAACTTGTAAAGTGAGGTGGGCAACATAGACCCCCAGCAGGAATTATTCACAGCTTACAAGTTAGGACTTGAAGCAAAGGGATATGCAGTGTATGACGGAGTTTTACCCCCTGAAAAATCAGAGAAAAACCCCGAAGGCGCAGAATATCCCTTTATTTATTTAGGGGATTTCAGGCAGTCTGATCAGCAGCTGAAAAATGCTGTAAATGGCTTTGTTTATCCGACAATTCATATATGGCACAATAACCCCCGGCAGCGTGGCACAGTTTCTGCAATGCTGCTTGATATTAAAAGGGTTATATATCAGATTGAGAAAACAAGCGGCTTCAGCTGGCTTGTTCAGTCAGTCGATGCCCAAATTATCCCCGACAACACAACCAAAACACCCCTGCTTCACGGCGTAGTTGATGCAGGCGTGAAATTCAGTCAAAGGAGCTAAAAACTATGAAAAAGTTTAATCTTCAGCTTTTTGCAGAAGCGGTTCAGGGTAAGAAAATCATTTATCTTTTCCGCATTCTCAAAGATGCCGCAACTGAAAATGCTGCGGCAATGGCGTTCGCAACCGAAAACGAGCGCACAAAGTCAAAGGATTCTGATTCAACAGCAACAAAAGACGGCACTATCCGCACCCCCGGAGCTGGTGAAACGGAAATCACGGCAACAGCTATTCTTGCGAAGGGTGATACCCTTGCAGATCGCCTTGAAGATGCAATGGATGATGATGAGCTTATCGAGATTTGGGAAGCAAACCTTGATGAACCTGTCGGCGATAACAGCAATAAATTCAAGGGCAAATATTATCAGGGTTATCTGTCAGAATTCACCCTGACTTCATCAGCGGAAGAACACGCTGAATATTCAACAACCTTTGCTATCAATGGCAACGGCGCAAAGGGTGATGTTACTGTTTCGGCAGAACAGCAGGAAGTTGCTAATTATGTATTCGCAGACACAACAAAAACAGGAGCGTAAAGGGTGATATAATTCACCCTTTTTATTAAGAAAGGAGCTTATAAATTATGTTTGAACTTACAATCAATGAAAAGGTATATCAGTTTAATTTCGGTTTCGGCTTTCGCCGTGAAATTGACCCCAAAGTCACAAGAAAAATTGACGGTGTAAACGGCAAAGTTGAAAATCTCGGCTTGCAGACTGCAATTGCCGGCGTTATGGACGGTGATGTTGACGAAATCGTCAATGTTCTTGAAGCAGCAAACAAAGGCTTTGAACCGAGAATCACAAGAAAAGAAATTGAAGATTATCTTGAAAATGAGAACACAAACCTTGATGACCTTATTGAAAAACTTATCAGTTTTTTCGAGCGTGCAAACTGTACGAAGAAAATAGCGGAACGCCTGAAAGAAATGATAGAAGAACAGAAGGCGAAGAAGGAAGCGGAACAGAACGAACAGAAGTAAGCTCCTTTGCTGACCAATACCGGGAAATTGCTTTAAATTGTTTCAGATATTTGGATTTTAAGAGTTTCGCAGAAGTGGACCGGCTAACCATTCCTGAATATGAATTGCTTATGGAAGCGGCAAAGCTTAAACAGATTGATCTTGATTATAGAAATCATCTGCAAGCATTCCTTAATTTTGCCGTTAAAGCCACAAAGGGCAAAAAGCAAAAGCCTGTATTCAGCAAGTTTAAAAAGTTCTACAACTACGAAGAAGAACTTGAAAAAGCCCAAAAAAGAAACAGTCCGAAAAGCCGTTTCACCGGCATTGGTAGCATCTTAAAGAAGGGAGTGTGAGAATATGGCTGAAAGCTTTTCAGTCAAAGCGATACTGTCTGCAAAAGACAGCGGATTTTCTTCAACTCTCAAAAATGCAATGAGTACAACAGATTCACTTGCAAGCAAACTGAAAAGCGGCTTCGGAATAGGCATATTTCAAGGTATGGGACAGCAGGCTTTCAGCGCATTATCAAACGGCGCAAGGGAGCTTGTAAGTGAAATCAATTCATCAAATACAGCGTGGAAAACCTTTGAAGGCAATATGGCTATTCTCGGCAAGGGTGAAAAGGAAGTCAATTCTGTAAAGAAAACGCTGCAAGATTATGCGCAGACTACAATTTACAGTTCGTCTGATATGGCATCCAGCTATGCACAGCTTGCCGCAGTCGGCATAAAAAGTGCAGACAAGCTTGTAACAGGTTTCGGCGGTCTTGCCGGTGCAGCAGAGAACCCGGCGCAGGCAATGAAAACATTGTCACAGCAGGGCGTTCAAATGGCTGCAAAGTCTGCTGTTGCGTGGCAGGATTTCAAGCTGATGCTTGAACAGACCCCGGCAGGTATGGCAGCAGTTGCAAAGCATATGGGAATGACAACTTCCGAACTTGTAACGGCTGTTCAGGACGGCGAAATTTCAACGAAGAAATTCTTTTCGGCTGTTGAAGCAGTCGGCAACAGCAAAGGCTTCACAAAGCTTGCAACCGAATATAAAAGCGTTGATCAGGCAATGGACGGCTTGAAAGAAACAATCGGAAATAAGCTGATGCCTTCTTTTGATGCTCTTTCAAAGGGCGGTATTTCCGTTATAAGCAAGCTGATTGATAAAATCGGCAGCATTGACGGTCAAAAGCTTGCAGATAAGGTCACAGCCGGAGTTTCAAAAATCGAAGCATTTTTTGCAAAGTGTCAGCCTTATGTTGATGCTTTCAAGGAAGCATTCAGCGGCGTTGGCACAGAGGTTGGCGGCGCATTCAAAGCGGTTAAAGATAGCCTTGCAGAGCTTCAAGGTGAATTCGGTTCAACCGAAAATGTTGAAGGCTTTAAGGGCGTTATGACAAGCGTTGCGGATGTTATCAAAACCGTTGCAAACTTCTGCACAGAGCATTCAGATACTATTGCAAAGCTGATTAAATTGCTGCCCAAAATTGCGGTTGGTATGGCTGCTTTCAAGGTTGCAAAAACCGTTGCGCCGTTTATAACAACATTCGCTTCGGGAATCGGCAAAATTGCTTCAAAGGTCGGCGGCGGTTTGGCATCAAAACTGCTTAAAACTTCAACTGCACAGAAAACAGTTGGCACAACAAGTGCAACAAGCGGCGCACAGATGCTGAATGCGGCGAAATCATATGCGCTTATGGGTGCTGCGGTCCTTATGATTGCAGCAGGCTTCGCATTGCTTGCATTTTCCGCAATCAGTCTTGCAAACGCTGGCGGCGGTGCAATTGCTGTTATGGCTGGGCTTGTTGTTGCTCTTGTCGGTTTGGGTGTAGGAATGGCATTTTTGCTTAAATCGCTTGCGCCTATGTCAGCACAGCTTATGCCTGTTGCAACAGCTTTTCTTGCTATGGGTGCGGCGGTTCTGCTTATCAGCGCAGGATTTGCGCTTCTTGCCTATTCTGCAATAAGCCTTGCGAATGCCGGCGGTGCCGCAATTGCCGTTATGGTCGGTATGGTTGCGACAATTGCATTGCTTGCAGTCGGTGCGGCTGCTCTCGGAACAGCCCTGACAGCCGGTGCAGTTGGCTTTGTTGCCTTCGGTGCGGCTGTGTTAATGGTTGGCGCAGGCTTTGCCCTTATTGGCGTTTCTGCATTGCTGGCGGCTTCGGCTCTGTCAATTATTGCTTCAATATTGCCTACGATAACAGCGCACGGAACTTCGGGCGCAGTTGCTATTGCCGCATTGGGTGCAGGCTTGTTAGCTTTTGGCGCAGGCGCACTTGTAGCCGGCGCAGCTTGCCTTGTTCTCGGTGCCGGTCTTATTGTTGCCGGAGCTGGTGCGCTTGTTCTTGCGGTAGGTGTTGCGGCTCTTGCTGCTGGCATAGCTGTTGCAGCTGTCGGAATGATGCTTGCGGCAGCCGGTCTTGCACTCTTGAACCTTGCATTGCCTGCAACAATTCAGAACGGTGCGGCGGCATCCGCTTCAATGCTGGCACTCGGCGCAGGGCTTCTTGTAATGGGCGCAGGGGCTTTGGTTGCAAGCGCAGGCGTTATTGCGCTTGGCGCAGGAATGCTTGTTGCATCAGCAGGGGCTTTGGCTTTTGGTGCAGGAATGACAGCAGCTTCAGCCGGTTCGCTTATTTTGGCGGCAGCTCTTGCGGCTGTTAATTCAAGTATGAAAACCATATCAAAGAACGCAAAATCAACGCAGAAATCGCTTGAAAGTATGAACGATTCTGTCAGTGCTGTTGAAAGCGGTCTTGATGCGCTCGGAAATAAGGCAAAATCAGCAATAAGCAAGGTAACAAAGGCTTTTGACGATTCAGCGGACAAAGCGAAGTCATCCGGTCAGAAGGTCGGAACAGGCTTCACGCAGGGAATGCAAACAGGCTTGAACAAAGCCCCTGTTGTTGCCCGGACCGTAACAGTACATATTGCGGCGGTCTTAATGGCTGGCAGAAGCTCTGCATATAGCGCAGGCGCATT